CGGATTTAAGAGCATTGAATGTAGCAGACCCAATATCTTTTAATCCTCTAAAAGCGGTGCTCCATCCGTTTATTCCTGCCTGTCCCATTTCCATAGCGGTGTAAACTTCTCGAAATCCTCTAGAAGCAGATTGACCAGAGATTCGAGCCATTCGCATAGCATTTTCGATTCTCTGGTCAACTTTTTCAGCTCTTTTCGCTATTTTGTCAAGGATACCAGACGCTGAATCTTTTATAGTAAATTCTGACTCTATCCTTGCCATATCTTACACCTACTTTATCTTTCTTGTTTCTCTTTCTTTCTGTTTTGCGTATTCTTCCAAAAATGCTGACATAAGAGCTCTTTCTCTATCTGTCAGTCTTAAATATTCCCAAGGCTTCCAATGTAACTTCATGACGAGGAAATAACAAAGCCAAGTGTCTCCGTCTTCCTCTTTTAGGAGTTTTTTACTTCCTCCTCCAGAATCTCAATATCCTCGTCAAATCCTGAAATCTTAAGAATTGCTTCTGCAATCTGTGTAATTTCTCCGGAAAGAAATACTTTGTATAATGCCTCCTGCGGAGTTGCTACACCTAACTTCTTCAAGAATTCAACATCTTTGAGATTAGGATCTACAAGACAATCAAGAATAATAAGTTCCTGAAATCTTGTTGTATTAAATCTCCTCTTTTTACTAGACCCCGGATTTTCAAGTGCAATTGTCTGAAACTCATTGTACTTCTTTCCAGACAGTGCTTTTGCTTTCAGTTCGAAATCCTTAAGACGACCTTCAAGTTTGATGGTTTTAACTACATTGTCTACAGGATTGCTTGCAAGAAACTCCATAAGTTTGTTCATAATGTTACCCTTCCTTTCTTCCTACGAGATGTTGCGAGATATAGCGATCTCGCAAGTTGATAAATGTTGATATATAAAAGTGCGGATATGCAGTTTGCAACCGATCTCAGCGGATCATTGCACCACATATCCGCATTTTATCAACCTAATACAGGGGTAGTGAATGCTTCAAGAATATCCACATCCTCAAATGTGAACGATACCTGCTCATCCAAGACTTCACTATCTGTATCAAACTTTGCTACAATAACATTATCAAGAGCACAGTCTTTCAGAACAGTTGTCTGTGTTCCAACTGAACTTGCCGGATCGTTATTGGTTACAGTCATATCGAAGAAAATAGGAATTCCCTTCTTAATATAATCTATAATCATTTTCTTGAATGTTGAAGTCACATAATAGATAGTCAAATCACCACTTCCACTCCATCCATTCGGCTTATGCTGAGTTCCACGCTTACCAAGAGTCTTAACATCAGTCTTATTTACCTCAACCTTTGCCTCAAGACTCTTTCCATAGAACATAGTCTCTTTGGTTGTAGTACCATCAGGATTCTTGATGTTAATAACTCCTTCTGCTTCCTGTCCGGAAATGGTATCTCCTGCTTTAAGATAACTCATTCTCTCACCTCCTTATTAGGCAACGACATAAACTGTCATATACAACTTCTCCATCGCGTCCACAGGTTGAACGGAAAGATCAACGACAACAGAATCAATATCATCACCAGGATAGATAACAATGTCATCAGACTCAAAATTCTGTACTGCTCCCATATTCTGGAGTGCATCCATAAGATTGATGATTTCTGACTTGAAGAGTTTTCTACCCTCAGCGTTATTGTCAATCTTTCCTGCATAATCCTGATTAAACTTAAGAGCAACACTATTACCAATCTCGTCAAGACATCTTACAACGCGGTTTTTACTGAACGGATATCCCTTATCTTCAGTAAAGGTGTGAAGTGTATTGATGTCCTTCTCAATAACAACTGCTCCATCCTGTCTGTATGTAAGAATGAACTTTCCAGACTGGAGTGCTTCATCTACATCAGATTCACTAATAGGATTGATAATTTCAGTTGCCTCGTTTATTACGCGACAAGTAAGAGATTCATTAACCGCCGCTCCCGCTGAAAGAGATGCAATATACAACTGAAACAACTGAGGAGTAACATTATCAGTGTCATTCTTAAATCCCTGGTTAACGCTGATAAGACCTTCATAATCTGAAGTATCTTTATTATAAACAACTCCTACAATCTTCTTACCCTGATTCTCTCTCTGATCTCTTACATACTGAATGAGCTGAGTCATCGGTGTTGACTCTGTAGAGTTAATTGCGATAGCCTGATACTGCTTATACTTAATAGCATCAAAGAAATCTGTAAAATCATTTAACTCTGTTCCGTTTGTACCACCTGTAAGAGTAATTCCTGCCGTTGCCGCCAACGGTGCGATGTACTTGATAACGATTGCATCTCCATTTCCAGGAGCCGTTGAGAATGTAACATCTGCACCACTAACAGTATAAGCCGTTGTTGCAGTTCCTCCAACAGTTACAGAAACGACAGACTCCGGCTCATGTCCAAGAGTGAATTTTACAGTTGCACCATCACCGGTAAAGTTTTCAGTAACCTGTGAATTGATATCAACAAATGAATCGTTAATATTCAAAAGGTCTTCTGCAGTTGTCACTACATAAGATGCCTTTTTAATAGAATCAAGCAATACATTTACTGTATAACTATCTTCAACAGGTGTATCTTTAAGAATAACAACTGTGATACCATTACCTAATGTTCCCGGATTCTTTGCAGTAAGAGTATAACCGGTTGTAGCATCATTTTTAGACGCCTTTGTTCCTCCCTGGTTAGACTTAAAAACAAGTGCCTTTGTTGCTGATGCAAGAGCAAGACGAAGAGGAAGCGACGCTTCACTGTCATCTGCTACTACACCAACAAGCGGAAGACTTTTTCCTGTAAGCATCTGATCAGCGGTTACTTCAATGACTTCACCATCCGGTCCCCAGGGTAAATCTGTTGCTACTGCGACAGTACCTCTTGCACCTACAGTCAGAAGACTCTGCTTGCCTTTGTAAATAAAATTGATGTAAGCACCGGGTCTCACTTTATTCTGTGCTACCCAAGTTCCTCCTGCTGGCATATTCATACCTCCTTCTTTAATTTAATGGTTAAGTTTAGTTTTTCCATATCTTCTTTCTCTTTATCCTCATGTTCTATAATAAAGAACGAGAAAACAAGAAGAAGATGAGTGACCTCGTCTACAACATTTATCTCCGTACTTGTGAAATGAATCTTTTGCCCAAATAATGCAAGACTCTTTTGTAAAGATTGGAGTGCCTTGTACGCAACATCTCTTCCCCATCTTTCATAATGCTGATTTGTTTTATGCGGATGGAATCTTATATCCATTATATATCGCAGTGAGTGATGAGGACGCATTTGTCTGTAATCAGTTAAATCTTGTTGTTTAACTACTGCACAAGGCAATGTCATATTTTGTACTACGAAGTCGTCATATATTGCGGGTAATTCTTCTGTTGTAAAAGTAGAACGGAGTAAACTCGTTATTGCATTTATGACAGTTTGACTTTCAACTTCATATGCCACGATTTTTCCTCCGTTCTTATATCAACCTTGAGTAAAGACTAACTTGATCCTTTTCAAGATCTTCTTGTAATCTTACTCTTTCCTCTTCTTGAGACTCTGTAAGCATAAACCTACCTGGTACCCAATTACCTGATGTTGAATTGTGCCCGTATTCTACATAAGTGGCATACTCTGTTCCATATTTTGGATTTCGAGCATCATTTGTTATAGAAACTTTATATGTATCACCCTCACGCAAAACTCCAGATCTTTTCCAAGAATCTCGTAAATTACCTGTATCAACAGGAGTTCTTTGTCTTGTTTCTCTTACAAGATCATCAGCGTGTTTATGTAACTTTTCTGTCAGATATTCAGGAACATCTTTAATAGTTGCATCAATTGCGTCTATATATGCGTGTAAACTTTTATAATAGTTCGACATCACGCAGGCTCCTGTACTCTGAAATATAGTTCTTTATGTGATTCATATATGGCACTATCGGCGCAGATTCCTTTATATGTACCAATGACATCTTTTCCGGTATATCTTGTTACTATAACATAATCACCAGCAACTATATCTTGGTTATATTTGCAGATTATCT